TACTTCCTCCGATGTGTGACATTGGAACGCAGTGGACTGCAAGACCGACTGAAGTGCCTGTGGTTAACTTCTACTACAAGGATACGGATGGCAAGGTGGTCTTCGCTAAGCTATGTGGAACTAAAGTGGTCATGCACAAGAAGATGCCGTATAGCATCATCCCGATCATTCGCATCACTGGCTACAAGGTAAGAAGCACTGACCGTAAGAAGGACTACATCGGTGTGGTGAGAGCTACTTACTCCCTTCAGCTTGGTGCGAACATCGGTTATTCTACCTTGATCGAACGTATGAACCGCAGTCCGAAGGGTAACTTCCTCATGCCTGTGGGTGCTGTGGAAGGCTTGGAAGAGTACTACAAGATCGCTGGGTCTAAGGAAAGCTTGCTGTACCTTTACAACGGCTCCATTCCTCCGACTCCGATTCAGGAAAGCTTCCAGACCGCTGACCTCGCTGAGACCGTGGATAAGAGCGCTCAACTCATGTCTAATGTGCTTGGGATTCCTCTGACTGGTATCAACGGCATCAACTTCAGCGACAAGACGGCTACGGAAGTACTTGTACAGCAGACCAACGCTCAGAGCAATGTAAGCTGTTTCTACACAAGTACCTATGAAGCTATCCGCACGATGGGTCGTATCCTCATTGAGCTTAACGGCTTTGACGCGGACACTGTAGTCTTTAAGCTTGAAAACGGTCCGGACGTTATCACTCGTAACGCGAAGAAGCGTCAGGAGCTTTCTCTGCTTCTCTCGATGGTGCCGGAAAACCTTAAGCCGCTCATTGCAATACGAATGGCTGAAACGCTTGATGATACTATGGCGAAGGGCTTGGCAGATGACCTTACAGCTAACCTTGATCCGAATGTGAAGCTCGTTAGCGATAAGCCGGAAGATCCGAACGCTGTCCATATCCTTAACGGTATGAAGCAGACTATTGACCAGTGTCTTGAAGAGCTTCAGAAGGCTAAGGCACAGAACCAAGAGCTTACTACCCAGAACCAGATGCTTCAGCTTCAGATGATGAACATGAAGGGTCAACAGGCTCTGGATATGCAGAAGTTTATGATCGAGCAGCAAAACAAGATGACCGTGGAACAGGCTAAGCTTATGGCTCAGGGCATTAAGATCGACAACGATGCTAAGGCCCAAGAAGCTAAGGCTGTCAATGACGCGGAGAAGATTGATCTTGAACGCGACAAGGTAGCTGCTGAAGCGATTAAAGATCTTAACCAAGGAGTTCCAAATGCCGTTCTTTAGTGTTGCTCTCGGTGGATCGAGTCCCAACATGAATGCTTCTTCCAGGCGTCGCGCTACGATTCCTGGAAGTGCAGAACGCTACTGCGAAACGTCTTACAAGCAGACTCCGGAAGAGCATCAGGCTCTTTTGGATCAGTTCAAAGGCGTTAAGGGTATGCCGCCTGAGATAGCAGAAGCGTTGGGTCGTGAAGCTGAAGCTAAAAGTCCTCGCTACTGGGATGGAGACGCTGTTCCTCGCTATGGCGGCTCCACTCCCTCTAGCTCTTTCATTACTGGGATCAACGTCAATCCGGGTATTGGTCTTGCCACTATTCAGATGAAGAACGGACGATCCTATAGTTATCCCATCACGGCAGATCAGGCTGGAGAGCTGCTTAACGCTAACTCTATAGGAGCTGCCTATAATAAATTGGTGAAGTTAGGACACTCCAATATCCCTGTGGAGATCACTTCTCGCAGTGGAGCTAGGAGCGGTCCGGCACCGTTTACGACAGACCTTGGAAGCTCTTCTAAGCGTTTTGCTGCGGCTCCTGATTCGGGTATCAATGCGTTGGCATCCGTTGTGGGTCCCACAGCAGCAGTGGGAATTATATCTGGTCTGGTCAAGCTGGCTAAAAACCGTGAAGACCGTGATGAAGAATTGTAACTATAATATTGAACATTAGTCCTTATTGGACGGGCCTACTCTGGCTTAAAATACAGAGGTATATATGACTAGCGAAGAAGCTCGCAAGTATTTGTCCGGTGATATTTCGATTGAAGAAGTCTCGCAAACTCCTCCTGCCGAAACTACTCCGAACCCATCTGAAGTTTCCACTCCAACGGGCGATGAAGATGGTAATCCTGACAACAGTCAAACACAGTTGGAGACTCCTCCGAGTTCCGAAGACCAGAACGGTGCTGGGACTGCAACCCAGACTGGCGAAGGTGGTGAAGAACATACGGGAGACGATGGTAATCCTCCTGAAGACGACAAGAATAAAGGCAAGCAGCCCGGTTTCTTGGAAGGGAAGAAGGATAACCGCTTGCCTTATCCGAAGGCAAACCCCAATGGCAAATCTCCGAAGGACTTGAAAGAAATCAAGGCCAACGAAGCATTTATCAGGCAGAAGCGCAAGTACCAAGCTAAGGTTGGCGCTATGCAGTCTGAGATCGATAGTCTCAAACAGCAACTTCTTAAGTACAATGCGGTAGATCCCGAATCGCTTAAGGACAAGCCGGAAGAGATGATGGATCTTAAGATCAACAAGAATACGCTCGACAACCAGATTAAGCTTTTGGAAAAGCAGCGTAACGAAGCCATTGAGGAACAGGCCAACGCTGAGGCCCAACTCATTCACCAGCAACGTGTCGAACGATGCTTTACTGATGAAGCTGAGGTTAAACATTACCAAACTCTCTTGGCTAATGGACGCGACAAGTTCTATAACTTCTTGCAGAAGTACGATCCTGAGAATACGGTTCTTCAGTACCTTGATGACTCTGACAACAGTCCGTTGCTCGTTAAGGTCTTGATGACTAACCCTGAAGTCTTGAAGAAGGTTATCGAAATCCGTAACCCACTCAACAAGACCATCGAGCTTAGAAGTCTTGAAAACCGTATCGTGATGGATAGGAAACTGCGTCAAGTGAAGGGCAAGCCTGCGGCTCCTGCGGCTAAGAAGCTGCCAAGTACTGGCTCCCAAGTGGGTGCCGGAGCGGGTTCTGAACAGAACGCTGTTCGTGATGCGAACTACTGGCGTAACTATCTTCAAACGCACTAATTAGGAGAAGGCTATTATGCCGAATACTTTTACTTTTAAAACTAACAAGCTCACCGACCTTGTTGCTCTTCGTTTCCTCGTTGCCTCTGGCTTCGTGACTGTCGGTGCTAAGGAACACTTCAAAGACCAGATGGTTGGCAAGCGCAATGGTCAGGAATACACCTTCGTGATCCGTGACGCTGTTGACGTGGGTGAAGGTCTTGCTTTGGACAACACCAATGAAAAGCAGGAACTCACTGAACGTGAAGTCAAGATGTCTATCCGCGACTTCCACGCAGCTGTGAAGACCAATGCTATTGAAGCCGTGACGGATGTGAACTGGGACAAGGAAGTCGCTGAACCGAACGGCGGCAAGATCGCTAACTATGTGGTCCGTAAGGCTGTTGACGAAGCCTTCCCGAAGGCCAATGTTTGCATCGTTGGTTCTGGTTTCCAGCCGATGGCAGAAGTTGCAGCTCACCTCTCTTCCATCTCCAACGAAAAGATGTACGGCTTCGTGGATCCGAAGGCTCAGGCTATTCTTACCACGAACGGCCAGCAGTTCAACCCGGTTGGTTCTCCGGACACCTTCTACAAGCAGGGTCTCCTTGGCTCCTTCCACAACGTTGAATACCGTGGTCAGCGCTTCATGCCCGTGATCTCTGTGTCCGAACAGCTCAAGCCGACGACCGTGACGAGTCTCGCTCTCGGTGGTTCTGGCTCCGATACTCCAACGCTCACGATCGGTCTTACCGCAGGTTCTGCTGCATTCACCATCAAGAAGGGTACTCCGTTCTTCATTGAAGGTGCAATGGCTTGCGACCTCATCGGTGACGCAACGGCTGAACAGTATGCCTTCATCGCAACGGCTGATGTCTCTGTGACCTCCGGTGCAACTTCCGCTGTTATCCCGGTTGGCGTGGCTGGTCAGGCTCTTCCGACCCTCACGAAGGGTGGTACTCGCGAAATCGCTAAGGAAGATAACACTTCTTTCGCAAACGCTTCTGCTCTTGGCGGTCTCGCTGTGACAGCTCCGGCTGCTGGTAAGTATGCTACTGGTCAGGTTCGTCTTGACGGTACGTACGAATTCTGCACGCTCGACAAGCTCGATGCTTCCAACGCAGATACCAAGATGGGTGCTGTCGAAGGCATCAAGGTTCATGAAAACCGCGTCGTGGATCTTGACAACATGACCAATAAGACTCGTTGGGATATTGCTGCAATGTTCGGCGTGATCGAAGGTCGTGGTACTGCCAACTTCATGATCAAGATTGCTTAACCCTAAGCAACAAAGTTTGCCCTATCCGGCTCTGGATAGGGCATATCTTTTTCTGGAACTAATACATTGAAATAAGAGGTATTTATGTCCTTTACCGTCAAAAACGT